GGCAATTCAATTTATTAAAAACCCATCTGAACAATTGCAATTGGCCGCAGTTCAACAAGATGGCCGGGCAATTCAATTTATTGAAAACCCATCTGAACAATTGCAATTGGCCGCAGTTCAACAATCCGCCGCTGCAATTCTATTTATTGAAAATCCATCTGAAAAAGTCCAATTGGCCGCAGTTCAGGAAGATGGCTATGCAATTCAATTTATTAAAAACCCATCCGAACAAGTCCAATTGATCGCAGTTCGTAAAAATAGCCGGTCAATTCAATATATTAAAAACCCAACTCTCAAAGTTAAAGGCATTGCAAAAGAAATTAGATCTAGGAAATAAACTTATGAAAATTAATACAAAATTAGAAGAAGAATTTGATTTAGCTCCAATGTCTTTAAACGAGGAAGAGCCGATTAAAGATCTAATTCCGTCTGAATTAGCGCCATTGGATCGATATAAAGAATTGAATAAAATTGATGCAGCTTTACCATTAGTTAGGGGATTAGAATCAACAGATCAAGAATTGGATGAAATCGCAGTCACGGCAATGAATTCATATAAAGAACTTATGGATTTAGCAATGAATATTGAACAACGATTTGTGGGGGAAGTTGCTGGCGCTGCGTCGAATATGTTAGGTCACGCGCTGAACGCCAGAACCAACAAAATAAAGAAAAAATTGGATCTAATATCTTTGCAAATTAAGAAGCAAGTTGCTGACGGGAAAGTAAAATCAACGGATGATGCTACTCCGATCGATGGAACCGGAACAGTATTGAGTCGTAATGAATTACTCGACCACCTTTTGGGTACAAAAACAGTAGATCAAACTAAATAGACATATGAGGTATTAGAATGAAGAAATTTAGTGAATTTTTAGCGGAAAGTATTAAAAATTACTCTTATTCGGTAAAATTAAATTTTAAACCGGATAATGATCTGCTATCTAAGATCGAGCAAGCCCTTGCAAAATATGAATTGATTGATATTACCGGCGTAACTAGCCAACCCATTCAACGAGTTGATAAAGATTTTCCTGGAATTAAAAATCCAGAAGTATATGTTTTCAAAGTGACAGTTGCTTATCCTGCCCCGGCTGAATTTATACGGCATACTATTTCGAGTATTGGATTAGAATTAGAAAATGTTTGCGTAACAAATACCGAGCATGATGATAGTATGAATAAGGAAAACGACGCTGTTGCCAAAAATACAAGTGATAAAGCGTTATTAGACCAAGATTATCCTAAAGATGATAATAAAGTTATTGCTGATGATAATTACGGGGATGAATATAATTCAAGATTAATTAAGAATTCTGCTGGTGCAACAGATCAAATAATTCCTAAAGAATTGAGAAAAGTTAAAGGTAACACATTAAATGATATTCCAGTCGGAACAAAATCTGCAATGGGTTCGGTTAAACCAACTATTCCGACAGTAAGGAGCTTTGCACGATAATGGAAAATGATATTAAAAAATTTCGAAATATTATTTTAGAAGCAGATACAACTAATTATAATGATTCTCGGAAAGTTCCCGCGCAAGAATCTAATAGCCGATATATTCAAAATTTGGGATTGGCTTTAGAAGACATTAAGAGTCAATTATTAGAAACTATGTATGAGGCACGAGATATTTTACATAAAATAGAACGTACACAGGAATGTAATATTATTGCTAAACGAGCTAATGCATATTGGTACGCACATATTAAAACAGCAATTGGAGATTCTGAATATTCCTCGGGAAGTGCGACAACATTACAAAATACTATTGATGAATTACGAAATTATAATGACTCGGAAGAAGAGGATTTCTAAATGGATATGCAACGTATTTTGACCGTTTTTAATTCTTTGCAAAATAATAATTTATCTGCGACTCCACCAATGTTGGAACCGCAATCCTTTTCTTGCAATCAATGCCAAGATACTGGAATGTGTTTGTGCCCCTGTTGTAACGGAACTGGTTTGGTTGATGATAATAGTGGAATTTTAGATGATGGTATTCCATGTAATCAATGCTCTGATGGTAAAATTGTGTGTGATTGTCAATCAAATAATATTCATGAAACTATTGATAGCAAGGGATTTAATAAGCCATATAAACAACAAATTGAACGTTGTTTTAAATGTGATGAACCAACCGGCCGAGCGGGAAAAGGCGACGATTCATTATATGATTCAGACGGTGTCGGCCCATATTGTCAGGAATGTTATGATAAAAAATTTCGTGACCCATTAGATGAATCATTTGAAAATACAGATGAAGAACATGAATGTGAAATATGTGTTTCTCGTAATGCACACGATACCGAATATGGTTGGTTATGTGATGATTGTTATTTAGATGTCGAACGGGAAGAAAAAGAGAAGAATGGTACTTTGGATGAATCTTTTGAAAATACAGATGAAGAACAAACTTGCAAAGGCTGGTTAAATGTTGCATACCAAGCATTATTTGGTGAATTTAATTCTGGGTTAATTGAACATGTTAAAATTTGTTTAGAAAAGGCGCAAGAGGAATGTGAAGATAAATCAGTTGACTGTATTGTGTGCAACGATATTTCTAATATTATTCGTTACCTACATGATAAAAATAAGGTTGATCTTGATAGAGTAAAATTTTTATTACATTCCTTAATTGATAGAATTGATAACAACGATGAAGTAAATGATAATTGGGATTTAAATGAATCTTTGCAGGATAATTTAAATGATGCAACGTCTAACTATCGAAATGCTAAATGTCGATGCGGGCATGGTATTAAAGAGCATGATAATCATGGGGAAGACTGCTTGAAATGTGCCTGCCATCAATTTGATCCTATTCATAAATCTAAAATTAAAGAATCAACTATTTCTTCTACCTGGGGTAATAGGATACGAGATATATGGGAAGGTATTGCGCATGATCTAATGGCTATTGGTGGAGTAGATGCTGATGGAGCCAGGGAAGCCGTCAGCCAAAAATTATACGACGATTTTAATTCATGGCGACATTTAAATAGTAGAATACGACAAGAACTGTTAAAACAGTATTTGAGTGATGATGAAGTTGCATCGGCTAATCCAGAAATTCAAGATAATTTGACAGCGACTAACGATTTCGATGATGAACATGAATCGGATGATGACATTGACAAATGGTATGCTGATTATGAAGCTAACCAAAATTCACGTGTCCCGGAATCAAATGATGAAGGATCATATTGTCCTAGCTGTGGAGAAGTATTTGATTCAAGTAAAAAAGAATGTGGGCATTGTCATGTTGAATTATTTTCCGAAAGCAAAATTGTAAAAAGAAAAATCAAAGAGTCTATTTGCAAAAATTGCACGGCAGATGGAGTAATACCTTGCCAGGCATGTAATGGACATTCAGGAAATGAAAAATGTGAAGAATGTCATGGCGAGGGGGAAATTACTTGCCCAGAATGTAATGGTAATGGACATATTAAGGATAAAAAAATGAAATCCATACGTGAAAATTTTAATGCAGAAATGGATGAATGTTCAAATTGCGAGGGTAGAATGGAATCAAGTCAAAATAATTTATCGATTAATACTAGTTATGATAGTTCAACTAATCGAAGATCAATTTCAATATCTGCTGAAAATGAAAAAGCGGAAGAATTGGCTGATATTTTAAGATTGTCAGGATTATTGCCGGGCAGCGAGAACCAACAAAATAGTGAAGTTACTGATCCTGAATTTAAAGTTGAAATTGAAGAACCTTTAATGGATGATAAATTAACTGAGGCAAAAAGTTATTCAATTCAGGCTCGTAAAACAAAAACATCTCCGATTACTTATTTGAGTTTAGCACCAACTAAGTGGGTTAAAACAAAAGATGATGCTCATAAATTTACTGATCTTGAATCCGCGGCTACTAAGGCAGCGAGTATTAAAGACAAACAGGAAGTTACCGATGTAAAGGTTGTTCCAAATCTTAATGAATCTCAATTAAATGAATTTCATGCAAAAGGCCATGAGTGTGATTTTTGCGGTAACCCATTATCTCAGAATGATTATACCTCTTCTCGTGGGTGGAGTTATCATTGTGGCTCTTGCGGATTCAGATATAATCATAATGGAGAAACCGCTGAGGCTCAAATTAGAAAACAACTAAAGAGTGGAAAAATTGATAAGGAAGATAGTTTGGATATATATGAATCTACAGAACCAAAAAGAATTAAACATCCCGGTGTTAAATGTATCGGAAAGGATTGCAAAAAAACAGCACGTTGGAGAATGACGGATGGTAAAATGATGTGTGATTCTTGCAAATCAGAAAAAGATAAAAAGGTTAATGAATCATTATCTCCCGAAAGAAAAGAAACTGGCGTAAATGATGCACCAAAAGCATGGGCCAATGAACCCAACGAACAAATTGCTCATTGGAGAGCAGTTGTAGATGATACCCAGGGTTTAAGCAAACCTCAAGACATGTTTCCAAATCGATTAGGCGATAATCCACTGAAGGTAGCAAAAGATTTGAAAGACGAAAAATTACATGAAAATGTTGAAATTAATAAAATAGCTATTAATTTAGCAAATAAATTTTCAAAATTAGATGAATCAGATGAAATGCCTTCAATTCGACATTCAAGAAAATTGCCACATGGAAAATATATAGATGACGGAGAAGCCCCATTTACAATGAGATTTAAAGCAGTTGGTTTAAATCAAAATGAAGGAAAAGAAACAACAGGTATGATTGGTATTTGGGCCGATTCATATAAAGAAGCAATCGACAAAGCCAGAGCAAGAGTCGAAAAAAATAATAGTAGCCCAACTCGTAAATGGAATTTTACTATTACTGAATTGGTTGATATGTTTCGGGAAGATGGTGAACCATATTCTATATATCCACGACGGGAAAATGGATCAGAACAATTTCAAGTTGATGAATCAGACGAAAACAACGAACGAGATTTACGAGAAAAACTATCTTCATTGAAAAAAAGGTATCATATGGCTGTAACGGCACATGCTCCTAATAGGTATGCTATTAAAGCTGAAATAGAAAGGGTTAAAAATAAATTGGCCGATTCAGTACCAGATGAGCCGTTAACAGAAAATGAAGCAAAATATGCCGCCATCCAGCTTAATTTAAAACATATTGAACGAAAGTTAGAGGAAGAAGGATTTATCCATAATTCAGAAAAGGAAGAAGATTGTAATAGATCGGCTCATATTTTTACTCGAGGAAATAATGGTGAATTTATTTCATTATCTAAAGATGGAAAATGGGATTGGGCATACCATAATGAAAATGGAGATTTAACAGATGGGTCTGGAAAAGATTCATTAAACAATTTGCTTAATTCATTAGAATTCGACTGTACACAGGAAGATAATTTTGATGACCGGGTAGATAATTATAATGATGATTTTAACAATAATTTTGATTTGGGTAACGATTCACTTTACGGAGAAGAATAATGAAAACAGCCACAGAACTTTTAAGAACATATGCGAGCTTAGTTGAAGCTGCCGAAAATGATTTTGATGCTCCAGATGATGGGGAATCATATAGTAAAGAAGATGAAGTAATTGATAATGAAGAAAATCCTGTTGATAAATTAGCAGCATATATTGATGAAAATTCTAGTACGGATTTATCTGAAACAATTTATCAATTTTTAAAAGAATATAATTATGATTTAGTTCCGAGTAATGGACTTGAAAATCATTTGGGTAATGTTTAATTATTGAGGACAAAAATGTCGCATACTATTAGTGAATTAAGACCTAGACGAATAACGATGTTAGAAGCCGAGGATAAAATTATAAATAATTCACATTCATTAAAAGGTAAATTACATCCCGATCAATCCTCCGCATTACCAAATGGTAAATGGTATCCAGAGAATACAAATATTAGTGAATTACGATCTAGACGGTTTGAAGTTATTGAAGAAGTACAGCATGGGTCAATAGAATCAAATCAAAGTTCTTCCATGCCAAATCCCACCTCTTATCCACACGGAGATCAATATTTCCATATGCGGTCTATGATTATGGCTGCTAGTTATCCTGACGAGCCCAAAATTGCTCCATATGGTCCATATGAAGATACAGCATTTAGTGCGGCCTATACAAAAGAAGAGCAAGATATGATTGATCGTGCATCTGCTATTTGCGGACATCCGGGGAAAAAATTAGGAAGTAAGAAAAGTGAGGAATCTCCTGATATTCATCGTCATTCACCAGTAAATCATAATTCAGGAAGACACCCAAATAAATAGTAATATGAGAATCACTGAAATTATACAACCTGCAGAATTTCCGGAATTATCTATTGAGAATGTTAAAAAATTTTTGATAGATAATTGTTCGGAAATTCTTCAAATATATAATAATACAAAATATTTTAATCGTTTATATCGATCTACTTCTTATAATCACGAAATTTTTGTTGCTAAACCGTGGAAGCAAAGAATTCCTTTAAGTACCCCGATCGAAATTCAAAACAAAATTGATGATATTTTAAAAGAATGCGGATTTTCTGCATTACGATCTAATAGTATTTTTTGTTCCGGTAATCGTGAAGCTGCCGCGTATGGTGGATATTTATATATAATTTATCCTTTCGATGGGTTCACATATACATATGCTGAAGGGATAGCTGATCTTACAGTAAAATATAAATTGTTTAAAGGAGAGATTATTGGGGATCCATTTAATATGCGACGTAAATTTATAGATGATTTAAATAATCTTGCACCAAATCAATTTGTTAATAAATATAAATTTAAAGATTATGATTTAGAACATGAATTGGGAACCAACGATGAAATTTATATCAACGGAAAATATGTTGCGGTAAAAGAAGAAATCAATAAAGAACTTTTTAAATAAAGGATCATCATGGCACAATATCTCGAGTCGACACTTATTAAAAAACCGTATCAAAAAATGTCTTATTCTGATAATCAATTGTTAGAATTTGCAAAATGTGCCGATCCGGTAACCGGTCCTCATTATTTTTTGTCTAATTATTTTTGGGTACAATGTTCGGGAAAAGTTAAATATTCTCCATATTTATATCAAGATAAATTAATTGATACATATCATAATAATAGATGGTCAATTTCACTTTTGCCAAGGCAGAGCGGAAAAACGGTCACCGCTGCCGGATATTTATTATGGTATGCAATGTTTAATAGTAATCAAACAATTTTAATCGCTGCCCATAAATTTTTGGGTGCATCAGAAATCATGAATCGTATTAAGTTTGGTTATGAAGCGATGCCAGATTTTATACGAGCAGGAATTTCAGAATATAATAAGCAAAGTATAACATTTGATAATGGATCTAAAATAGCGGCACAAACGACAACAGAAAATACCGGAAGGGGTATGAGCATAAATTTGCTCTATATTGACGAATTAGCTTTCATTAAAAGACAACAGGTTGCTCGTGAAATGTGGACCTCTGTTGGACTTACATTATCTGCAACTGGTGGAAAGGCTATTATTACTTCTACCCCCAATAATTCAGATGATTTATTTGCAGAAATTTGGAATGGCGCTAATAAAGTAATCGATGAACAAGGGTTTACAATTCCTGGTGGTGTGGGAGTTAATGGATTTAAGGCGTTTCGCGCCTATTGGTATGAACATCCTGAACGGGATGACGCTTGGGCGGCGATGTGGCTTAAAAAAATTGGTGAAGAACGATTTGCTCGAGAAATTCGATGTGAATTTGTAACATATGAAGAAACATTGATTTCTCCTATCAAACTTTCGATATTATCCGGAATAGAACCAATAGAAAAACAGGGTCAAATTAGGTGGTATAAAAAACCTGAAGTAGATAAATCATACATTGTTGCGCTTGATCCAAGCATAGGCACTGGTGGAGATCCTGCTGCTATTCAAGTTTTGGAAGCACAAACAAAAATTCAGATAGCAGAATGGTGCAATAATAAAACTCCGGTTGAAAGTCAAGTTAAAATTTTAAAAGAAATTACAACTTATCTATCTTCAATTACAGGTGTTAATAATGTTTATTTTTCTGTGGAAAATAATACGTTGGGTGAAGCTATTTTAGTTGCTATAAGAGATATCGGAGAAGAAAATATTCCGGGTAATTTTATTTCTGAATCCGTTAAATTAGGACAAGCTAAAAAATTTAGAAAAGGATTTTTAACGACTAATACCAGTAAATTAGCTGCATGTGCAAAATTAAAACAAATGGTTGAATCTGATATATTAAAAATATTCAGCAAAAAATTAATTTCTGAATTAAAGACTTTCATTAGTTCTGGTTCTTCATATGCTGCCAAAGTTGGAGAAACCGACGATCTGGTATTATCCATGTTACTTGCTTTACGTATGTTAGATCAAATACGAAATTATGTTCCCAATATGGATAATTGTGATCGGGAAATTAATTTACCACTGCCATTTATTATGCGAACCTATTAATATAGATAAATATAATTATGAAAATAGCAGAATTATTATTTGAATATAATGCGCTAAGATTGATCAATGACTTTGGTAATAAATTACAAATTAAATCCAAGTCAGATTCATCTGCTCCAAAAAACTTATCTTCTGATAATTTAATTAAAAATATTTCAAATTTGGATCCAACAGGAAATAAAGAACTTACTTTTTGGCTTGTTTCAAATTACGCAAATAATAGAATTAATCGATATGAAGACATTGCAAGTCGAGCTATTCCGGAGTTATTAAAATACAAGGCTTTGCTCAAAAAACCAAATTTAACCCCACCATTACAAATTCGAGATATAAATCTAATTAAAGGACTTACGGGAATTAAATCAAAAGATCCAAATATCCCAGATTCCCCTGGTTTAAAAGAAATAGTTGACCAATACCAAGAAAAAGAAACTACTTCAAATAAAGAACAAAAAATTAAAGAGGAACAAAATTTTTTCAATACCGGTCAAGCTGAGTTAATTTATAACGACAGTCAGGTGAAAGTTGCCGTTCCTAAAACAAAAAGAAGCAAGTCGTTTCTTTGGAATTAATACTAAATGGTGTACTGCGGCCAAGAAAAATAATTTGTTCGACATATATAATAAAAAAGGACCACTTTACATAGTTCTACTTAAAAAAGAAAACAACAGGTATCAGTTTCATTTTCAATTAGGACGGTTTGCGAATGAAAAATGTGAAAGTATTAACCCAAACGAATTAGCTGATGAATATCCAATTTTGTGGAAAATATTCACGCCGATTGCTGAAAAAAATAACTCTTTGGTATTAAATGAACACCCATCTGAGCAAGTCCAGTTGGCAGCAGTTCGAGAAGATGGCTGTGCAATTGATGACATTATCAATCCATCTGAAAAAGTCCAATTGGCCGCAGTTCGACAAAATAGCCAGGCAATTGAATATGTTGAAAATCCAACACCAAAAGTTAAAGCATTAATAAAGAAAATTATATAATTCATAAATATAAACAGAGGAATTAAAAATGTCAAAAACAATTGAAAATGTATCCAGTGATTTATTTGATTTTTTAAAATCAAGATTTGAATTAGGCCCATCTGTTGACGAGAAAGGAAAATCAACTAATGATCCTGCTAATATGAAAGTTTTTACATTTGATTTTATCGATAATGCTGGTGAAGATTGTGGATGTGTATCAATTTCTTTATTGGATGACTCTGAATCCAATAATTCATTAAAAATATATTTTGGGCAAGAATTATCAGATGCAAATTCAGAAGTTCAAAAAGAATGGTCGAAATTTTTATTAGAACTACGACAGTTTTCAAAAATGCATATGTTAGGATTTGATATACGAAATATTAATAAATCAACTCTTACCAAAAGAGATTTGGATCCAATGTTTGAAAGTACATTTGGACCTATTGATGGGACCGTAAGAACAAGTAAACAACCACTAGAAAATATGCAAATTATTATTAAGCATACCGCAAATGTTGATCCTAAAATTAAAAATAGTCGTTCAAGAAAAATTCAGAAAATTTATTTGGCTAATGCAAAAGGAGAAAAATTTCTTTTACCTTTTACGAGTTTAATGGCTGCAAGAGCAATGGCCAGACATATTTTTAGTGGAGGAACTCCATATGATCCAATTGGTTCAGACATATGCAATTTGGTTGAAGAAATGACCTCTCTTTGTAAATTTGTTCGACATATGAAAAATGTCAATTTTGAAAATCCCGAGTCTATTAATGCAATTAACGCCTCAAAAGAACGATATGCTGAAATTAAACGGCAATTAAATAGCCTAAGTTCTCAAGGCGGATATGAAAAAAATAAGACATTACTAACCGGACATGCCGGGGAAATTGAAGAAGATGATGATTACCCTGATTTATTTGGTAAAGAAACATTATCAGACGAAAATAAATTAGCATTACCCCATGTTATGAAAGCATATAAAAATAAAGGTAAATTGGCAGAAGAAGGTGAATTTGAAAAATGGGTCGCTGCATCTGCCGGACACGGTGAAGGTGATGAAATATTAAATGACGATGAATTAACAGAATCATTCCTGACATTTAATGATGCATATAAAGCATGTTTAACTCATTATCAAGAAGAGTTACATGATTTAATTAAAGGTAGAGCATCGAGAAAATTAATTAAAGATAAACGTCAACAAATAAATGATCTTAAACAAAAAATAACAGAGGGTGATGTACCATCCGCTACTGGAACGGGAAGTCCATTAACTCGTCCAGATCTAACACCAATGAATCATTTTCATTCACCAAAGGAAATTAATAAAATCAAAAATTTATCTGGGAAAGCTAGCCCATTATCATTATTATCGGGACCAGAAAAACCACGAGATAATCCGGAGTTAGATGATATTGTACGACTATCCGGAGCAAAGAAATAAATATCGTATTTTGCTCGCGATGTTACAACGTAAAGCAGATAATAATGCTCGCGAATATATTAGACCTGTTTTAAGATATTTGAATTATAATGATCATCCTAATTTAGAAATTGTTTTGGAACATATACAAAATATTCTTGATATGCTAGGAAATAATTATTGACTTAGAGTAAATATAATGTTACTATAAATAAAGTAACAACATAAACATGGTTAGTTAAATTATACATGGAAACAAGGAGAAACAAACATGGGAAATTCAGCACTCACAGCAATCAGGGCTCGATTAGCAGCAGCCGAGCAAAACAATAACAAAACATTTGATAACACAACATTTGCTTTTTGGAATGCAGATAATAATTCTACATCTGCGGTAAGATTTGTTCCAGATGGCGATCCAGATAATATTTACTTTTGGGTTGAAAAACTCCAAATTAAATTACCATTTAACGGGATTTCTGGTGGAGAATCTAAACCAATTACAGTTAATGTTCCGTGTGTAGAAATGTTTCCTCGAAACGAATATCCTGGTGGATGCCCTATTCTAAGTGAAGTACGAGCTTGGTATAAGGATCCTAGTATGACACAACTTGCAAACAAATATTGGAAGAAAGCCAGTTATATTCTTCAGGGATTTGTTCGTGATTCTGCCGTCAAGGATGATAAGGCACCAGAAAACCCAATTCGTCGATTTAGTCTTAATAAGCAGTTATTTAATCTAGTAAAAGCCGGACTTATGGATCCGGAAATGTTAAATACTCCGACGGATTTTGATAACGGAACAGATTTTCGAATTGTTAAGACTCAAAAAGGACAATATGCCGATTATGGCACCAGTTCCTATGCAAGACGAGAATCCGCATTAACTCAAACTGAACTAGATGCTGTTGAAAAATATAAATTGAATAATTTATCAGAATTTTTGGGTAAAAAGCCCACAGATGAAGATCTTAAAATTATCAAGGAAATGTTTGAGGCATCTGTTGATGGTCAGGCATATGATACAGAAAAGTGGGGCAAGTTTTATCGTCCCGCTGGTTTGAAAAATGAAAATGATTCCAAAGAATCAACTTCTGAATCAAAGCAAGAGTCTGTATCAAATGAAAAAACCGAATCACCCGTTGAAACAGTTACTGAACCAGTAAGCCAACCAACCACAAGTACCAAATATTCGGCAGAAAAAATTCTCGCTGATATTCGGGCACGACAAGCCAACAAAAAGTAAATCCAAATTGAAACAATGGATCGATATCGATCCATTGTTTCAATTAATTTGAGGAGAATAATAAAATGTCGCGACCCTTTGACATTAGTAAATTTAGAAAAGGAATATCAAAATCAATTCCGGGTATGAGCATTGGTTTTAGAGATCCAAAGATTTGGATTAGTACAGGCAATTATTGCCTTAATTATTTAATATCTGGGCAATTTGATGCAGGCATTCCTTTGGGGAAAATTACTGCATTTTGTGGTGCCCCAGCCGCCGGTAAATCATTAATAGCTTCGGGAAATATTGTAAAAAATGCCCAGGCCCAAGGTATTTACGTAATTTTAATAGATACAGAAAATGCATTAGATGAAACATGGTTACACGCATTAGGTGTCGATACCAGTGAAGAAAAATTGCTTAAACTTAACATGGCAATGATTGGTGATTTATCTAAAATGATATTTGATTTTGTTGCCCAGTATCGAGAAATCCCATTAGAAGATCGACCCAAGGTATTATTTGTAGTTGATTCTTTGGGAATGTTATTAACTGAAACTATGGTAGATCAAATGTCATCTGGTTTACGTGGAGATTTGGGTATTAAGGCAAAGCAATTAAAATCGTTAATTACAAATTGTGTTAATATGTTTGGGGATTTAGATTTGGGATTAGTTGCAACTAATCACGTATATGCCGCGCCAGATAAATATTCCGATGATGTAATCGCAGGCGGATCTGGTGCTTTATATGCGAGTAGTATTATTGTTACAATGGTTCCGTTAAAATTAAAAGAAAACGAGGAAGGAGTTAAAGGGTCAGATGTTCTTGGTATTCGATCTAAGTGTAAGGTTGTAAAGACTAGATACAATAAACCATTTGAATCGGTTGAAGTTCTAATTCCATGGAATGGTGGAATGGATCCTTATTCAGGGTTATTTGATCTTTTTGAAAAGCAGCAAATTATTGTTAAAGATGGTAATAGATATGTATATAATGATTTATCTAATAATGACCATAAGTATTGGAGAAAAGAATATCTTAAAAATACCGATGGAATATTAGATCTTATAATGAAAGAATTTTTTATCGAACGAACGTTGCCAATAATTAATTCTAGCGAAGAAATACATGTAGAACCAGCGGCAGATGAAAATACAATTGATCAAACAATAGACTAAAAATAATTTAAGGTAGGGAAAGTAAACGGAGGATGGATAGGTAAAAAGCGAATAGTATTTGAAACATTAAACCAGATACCCCACCGGCCTTAAAATATTAAAAAGGATAAAAATGACAAAAGAAACTCCTGAATTACTCGCAGAATGTTGGCAGTTGTTAGTTGAATATATTCCTCGTAGGGATCATATTGTGTCTGCTGAAAAATTAATTTCATATCTTGAATCTGTATTGGATAAAGATGAATTGCAGGCTGTTTCTGATTTAGATCCAGACTTAGAAGATGCATATCGATCTGTTATTGATATTGAAGAAGATGAAGTCGATGAGGATGAAGAAGAGGATTACTAATGTGGTATTCAAAAATTATCGGGGATCTAAGTTTGATCCCCGATATGATTAATTATTATAACAAAGAATTGGCTGAGGCTAGATTAGAAGTTAAAATTAAAGGAAATTTAGAAACTAACCTGGCGCAATTACCTGGACAAACAGAAACTAGATATTCAGAATTGCAAGAAATAGAAGCGGTTCTTAATTTTTTAAATATTCAACTTAGACAACTTCAGCAAACTTATTATAAAAAATACCTAGAGACATATAATAAAGCGCTGACCTCCCGAGATGCAGAAAAATATGCGTCAGGAGAACAGGAAATTGTTGATTATGAAATGATTGTTAATGAGGTCGCCTTAATAAGGAATAAATATTTGTCGATCATGAAAGGATTTGAATGTAAAAATTTCATGGTATCGAACATTACAAAATTAAGATCTGCTGGATTAGAATCCGTTACAATTAATGAACAACGATAAAAGCCACTCTTTAAAGAGTGGCTTTTATTTTTCTATTAATTTTTCAATGGTATCTTTTTGGATTTGTTCCCAGGCAAGTTTCCAAATTTTAGATTTGAATAAACTAGCGGCCAATACATCTCGACTTAAATAATTTTGGTAAATTTTATAGTATGTGGTAACTTCAGATGTTGTATGAATTTTTGGTAATTCCTCGGCTAGTTGATGATAAATTAAAAATGGTATGTGACTTGCCAGAATGTTAACCGGTAAAATTCTTGCATTTGGATAAACTGATCGGACTTTATTTTTGTAAGTAATCATGATTCCAACCTTTTTAAAATCATTTCTTTTGGAATATTTTTTAATTCTCGAAGCACTCTGCAAATATTTGTCGGATACCTCATTATATCTCTATTAATTTCGTATATTCTTTGTATCCAATTATATGGATCATAAAATGATTCATTTTCATACGGATATGCTTTTTCAAGTATTTCCAATTTAATAAGTTCATCTAATAGAATTTTTTGGGCTTCTTCTTTCGACATTTTTGCATTAATTATCATTCGGCTAACCTATTTTCAAAAGTTTTTCTCATTATTTCGTGTGCATTTTTCCATGCGTCATCGGACGTGTCTCTCCATACTCCCAAATAAAAATTACGAGTTATTCCTATGGCATCGATTTTTAAAATATCTTCATGTTTATGTTTTAAAGTATCAGTGGTATCATTGATAATTACAAAACCTAGAGGAGAATAATATGGATTGGTTGGTGTATCTTCAATACAAATTGCATTGGGATAAATTAATCGAATCTCTTTTCTATAATCTATTCTCATTCTGATAGTTTCCGGATAAAATTATTTTTCATTGTTTCATATGCATCTTCCCAGGCCAACTTTTTATTACCCATGAAATTACTTATTGGTTGACTATTTTGCATACCAGACATATCCGTTTTCATGACTCTTGTTTTAAATTCATTAAAATTTTTAACGCCGATAATAATAACATAACCCCAGGAAAAACAATATTTTGATATTGGAACGTCTTGAACGCATATTGCATCGGGATAAATTTTTCGAATTTCATCGATGATATTCATTATTCAGCCAATCTTAGAATTAATAATTCTCTTTCGAATTCATCGATAATCTTATTTGCCTGATCCCATTGTTTATCAGAAATATCTTTATAATCGGTAACATTGTTTCTTTCAACTATAAAGATATTTTCAATCTTAGTGAGCAAATTTTCCAAATTATTTTCAAAATACATGTATTCGATATTTAAATTAACCAATGTTAAAAATATATTGTCAACATGATTTAATTTTTTTGATGAAAATCGTTCAATCATAATTATTAAATTTTTACTTCTGTGAATGGAACAAGTGGTAATGTACCGGAAAGAATTGCATTTCCACAGGTAATTCTGCCCAAATCTTCTTCTTTGCTGGCAATAAAAACTAAGGTTTCATATCCGGCATCTTGTAATGCTTTTTCATCTTTTTCATACGGAAATGATTCTGTATAATCACCAATGGTTTCGATGCCGTTTTTTAAAGCTGAGAGTGTTTTGTGCATTGGTGTTAATTTGCATATGTAAATTGCCGGATCAAAATAATTCTTTAAAACAGATGGATCAATTTCATATCCAGCAATTGCAAAATTCAGCGTAATTTTTCTACCAAGAGGAATAATCCCATCCATAATTCGTGCAATTTTGTCGAGACTAGATGCATTGCCACGAAACATATTTTCGCGTTCTTTGGGATTGGTGGAGTTAATAGAAAGCTGGAGTCCCGCCTCGCCATTATACACTCGATTTTTAAGCCGCATCCATGTATGAATAAACGTTTTTAACCATTCATTTTTATCCGGCATCATTGTTGAGACAACCGGATGAACTCGATATGTATCATTGACGTGAGTATGAAGCCATTTTGCACAATCAAGAACATTAGGGTTCCATGTGGGCTCTCCCATACGAGCAAAATGAACATTTAATCTCTTTGAATAGGTTACTTCTGGATGTAAATGCAATCCCTGAATAATTTGTCCAGTAAGATCATAAAATGTTGCATTACGACCAGGACCAACTTTGGGAACATCGCAAAATCTACAACCCATACTGCATCCATACTGGGTAGAGACAGTAAGTACCCACTTTTCCTCTAGCGGGAGCAAAGGCGCATGTTCAACCTTCATGTGTTGGTTAAGGTTAACTGCTTTACCATAATCTCCAATTGATAGAAATTCTAGGTTACCTTTTTCACCCCCAACCACAAGAATATTACCAGTGGGTACTTGAAGATTTCGAATAATTTCCATTAATTCTCCTTCTTGCCTAGAATTCCAAGCGCGATCTTTGGCCAATTATTATGTTGCAAAGCCGCATCTTTTTCGTTAAAATCCTCAATCGTTCCGAATTTAGAAAAGTTATTTTGATAAAAATTGTTCTCCCACATATAATTAATATCGTTTAAATCGGATTTGTCTTGTTCGGTAACATTTTTGTTATCTGATAGGGCGGCGGGCGTAAATATTACTGCTCGTGCCATCCGGTTAGCCATGTCAACATTTTTTGTGTATATCAACCATACCCAAGCCGTGCATGCCGCGG